ACGTATGAAAGATGATGTCGATAATCTCGAAAAAGGGTTTAGCTTGACAGGCTTACGAAATACCATATCTACTTTACAAGATGAGAGAAGACTTGTTATACACGATTCTTACTTAGGCAAGATGGTAGATGATGTCTTGGAGGAGTTCAAAGGGATTTATGATGACTTGGCAGAAGGTGCAATCGTTGGCAATAAATTTATTTTACCAAAAAAAGCAGGCACTATTGAATTTACAGCGCTTGAAAGACAAAAAGTTGGAAGGGCGGTAGCTTTACTAAAAGAAGCTAATGATTATTCAAGAAGAGTTTTAGAACCATTTGATAATGCAGTATTGCAAAAAATCAAACAAGAAGGCAAATATGGTGCATATGATGTATTAGAAATTTATGAAAGAGCAGTACAAAATGGAAGCGCTACAAGTTTAAGAGATATATTTAAAGCAGTCAGAAATTATGATGATTATATAGATGAAGTTGCTCCTGCAGGCTTGAGGGCTGATAACGAACTTAAATTAAGAAATGCTCTAAAACAAAAATTGCTTAGTGATGCTTTTGCAGATTCTTTAGATGCTGCAACAGATACAATAGATTTTGCTAAGTTTGCGACATATTTAAAAAACTTCGATAAAAAGAGCCCTGGCAAATTGAGATTTCTTTTTGCTGACGAGCCAGGTTTTGATAGTGAAAAGTTCTTAAGAGTTATCAATCAAATCAATACCGTCAAACCAAATATAAAACCAGCTGATATTACAAAGCTAATGAAACAATTTAACAAATCAGATGGTATCGCAGAGAAAGCAGCTGGACGTAAATTTATAGAAGGATTAGAAGACTTAGCTAAAGCTAAAAGCGAAGCAGCAACTTTTGAAGGCAATCTGATTATTAGAAAACTTCCAGAAGCTACAACAGAGGAAGTTGTTAATAAAATTTTTACACCACAAGGATCTTCAAACATCAGATTAGTACGAGAAACTGTTGGTGAGGATGCTTTCAGAGAAATACAAAATAACGCTATGAATAAAATTTTGCAACGTGCCATAGACTTTGATGGTCTGACCAAGAAAGGTGATATCGCAAAAATATTTCAGGCAGATAAGTTCAACAACATATTGAGATCGTATGGTGATGAAACACTTGAAGCTATGTTTGGTAAAGACGTAGCTGTTGGTCTTAAAAATTATGGCAAAACATTAGAAATAATGACAAAGGGCGAAGTAGGTAGGGGTGGTGCTGCTGGTACTTTGATTGCAGCAGGTATAGCTATTAATGCTTTCAACCCAGTTTTATGGCCTACAGTTGCAGGTCTTGCTGTTATGCGAGCAGCATTTCAAAATCCTTTCTTCCTTAAGCTTATGGCAAGAACCGACAAATCAGCTGCTACACAGCTTATAGAATTGTTTGAAAGAATGTTTAGAATCTATGGTGTTGGCGAAGCTTCAGATGTAATGTTCGGAGCAGTTGATGAATTGCAGGAAGGTTTAGAAGAAAGCTTACAAGCAATCAATCAAGATACAGATGCACAGAATCAACTGCTAGAGGTTTATAAAGACGCACAAAGAGCAGCGAGCGCATCACCTATAACCGATATAGATTTACCAGACATAGCTCCTGTTTCAAATATACAAAGACCACTATCAGAAGACCCAGCTGTAAGAGCAGCTATATTGACTGGCGGTCAGTCCATAGTATAGATATTTAAAGGTTTAGATTTTCCTTTGACTTCTATTGGTTCAAGTTTCTTTAGAAGATAACCACACATATCTTCTGTAGTTTCACCTATAAGAATATCGACCTTACGTGCTTTAGTTGCACTTTCTAATCGTGCAGCTGTATTGACGGCATCACCAATAGCACTATAATCGAAGCGTGAATCTGACCCCATATTACCTACAACAGCTGGCCCTGAATTTATGCCTATACCAATATCAATACCTAACTTTGCTTCTTTTATCTCGTCTCTTATTTGAAGCCCTGTCTTAACAGCAATATGTTCATGATCTTGTAGATCCATAGGTGCGTTAAAGATTGCCATCATAGCATCACCTATATACTTATCTACCATCCCTCCATTACGTTGTACTGCGTTAGCTTGGATAGTCAAAGCCTTGTTCATTATCTCAGTCACTTCTTCTGGCTCTAGTTTTTCAGACAAAGAAGTGAACCCTCTGACATCTGTAAACAAATATGTGCAATATCTTTTCTCACCACCTAACTTCAGCAAGTCAGGATTATCTTGCAGACGTTTTACTTGAGCAGGATCTAAATAGTGTTCAAATTGTTTTTTGATTTGTTGACGTAATTTATATTGTTTTTGGTAGTTCAGATAGAAAGATATGGCCCCAGTTATGAATTGTGCTATCAAATTGTAAGAAAAATCTAGCAAAATACCTCTTGTTGCCATCTGAGCCCCTAGCACGCCCGTAGAGCCAAAGATGATAAAAAACCATATCAAACCATTCCAAATTCCTAGAGATTGCGTTACAAGCCAAACTACAGAGACAAAAAATACTAAAAATAGAAATTCTGCACCTAGATGCCAATCTGGTATCCTTGGACTGTCTTGAATTAGTATTGACTCTGATAATGCTGCTTGAATTTTGTGTGGTTCTAATAACCCAACTGGTGTTGCTAGTTGAGGCATGATACCTTTTGCTGTCACTCCAACAAAAACAAACTTACCTGCAACATCCATATCTGTTAATGTCGTTGTTGGTGTGTCAACCCAACTGATCCACTTTCGACCTAAACTGTCCGTAGGTACTGCTGGGATTCCTTTGACTCTGATTTCTTCAATACCATATTCATTAGTCCTAATAACATAAGTATCAGATCCTGTTAGTGCTTTGAGAACTTGTGTACCAAAACTAGGAGCCCAACCATCTGGCATTTGATAAAGAAGAGGTAAGCGTCTAACTAAGTTATCTATATCAACTGGTGCTGACACAACACCCTCTAATACATAATCAGAGATACCCTCAATATTTGGTAAGTGTCCAGGCAAAGTAATACCTTGAACGTCTGGCCCTAGTATTACTGTACCTGTTGGTTTGGGATATTGTTGATTGTCAAAAGAGAAGGTGGCAACTATCGAGGATGAACTTTGACTAACTGCGAGAATATATTCAGAGTCGCCACCAAACCTGTCTTTGTCAACGAAGCTTAATACCCATCCTACTCCAAGTGCGCCCTTTTGTAAAATCTCCTGATGTATCTCAGCTAACCTTTGACGTGGTAAGGGCCATCCCCCTTCAGCTCTGACCTCCTCTTCAGTTATATCCAAGATAACGAAATTACCTGATGGCGCATACTCAGGCACTAGATAATCAAAGGTTTTTAGCTTTAGTATTTCAAGAGGTGGTACTTGCATAACTAGTGGTGTTGCTAGTAGTGCTAAGAGTAATAAGAGTTTTTTCATCCTGAAGCCTGCACTATAGTTATGCTTGAATTAGTTCCACCATTTATCTTTACGGTTCTTGTAACACCATCTTGTGTAAATACTATTGTATACGATTGGTCTGAGTTTAGTGTCAGTTGACTGCTTTGTGTTATTTGTCGTATTAATTTTATACTATCACCATCAATTATAGTTGTTATGTTAGTTTCTAAGTCTTGTCCTACTTGTGTACCTTGAATGTCTACACCTGATACTGCATTTAGCAACTCTGTTTGGTTCTCTTCTTCTAAGATATCTAGAATGTCTAATAGATCTTCAAGAAAATTACCAGCCAGATAATCAATATCTAGCTCTGTAAATTCAAAGTCAGGATCTTCTTCCAATAAGTCCTCATCCAAGAGATCAACATCAAGTTCATTAAAGTCTAAGTAATCAGCAGTTGTCGTTACAGTTTCTTCGGCACTAATGGTTTCTTCTTTAGGTGGTGACACAATCAGCATGTTATCTATAAAGTTAAGGTCTATATCTAATGTGACTGGCTTAGTTGGTGTCTGTTCATAGACCCTGGTGGTTGTTGCTTGGTATGGCTGATTGAGTATTACTTGACCCATAGCTGTTGAAACAACGATCTCTCCACTTGGATCACCAAACTCATTTGGTAGTAGGATAATCAAAGACCGACCAGTCTCGTCAACAGTACAAGTAAAGTCTGTACCTCTGACAGCTATATCTGCTGTTGGTGTCTTAAGAGATATATTGTTTTTGTTTAGATTACCAGAAATGAAGCGTATAGTCCCACTAGCAAAGTTAAGGGCCATCTTGCTTTTGTTTGGGTTAGGATCATAGATATATTCATCAATAATTAAAGATGAGTGTTCGGTAAGCCTTACTGTTGATTTATCTAAGAATGTAATACCGATACGTCCAGCTCTAGTCT